ATAGGTGTAAAAATATTAATTTCAATATCATTATCTAATTGATTTTTAAATTTATTTATTTCTATTTTTAAGTTTTCAATATAAAAATTTCTATTTTCATTAATATAATTAATTTGCTCAATATTAAATGATGTATTAATTATTATTTGATAAATAAAATAATTTATAATAAAATTATCTCTATTATTAACTAAATCTATTTCTAATTCTAAATTATCTATTTCTGAATTATCTATTTCTGAATTATCAGTTATTATAGGAATAGTATTTAATAATATATTTATAGGATTTATGATAGGTTTAGTATCCAGTTCTAATAATGTTTCCATTTTATATTAATTATAGATTAATTATTCTTTGACTTTATATATTTATATTAGTTTAATTTTTTAAGCTTTATTTTTATATATTATATATTTTATATATTTTTAAAAAATTTTTTTAAATTTTCATAACCTCTCCCTCTAAAATAGTGGTGGTGAAACTAGTATTTTATGTCATTTTTACACCACTATTTACATGTTTTGCGATTGTCCAGTCTTTAGTATGTAAAGAGATATTGTAATAGATATATTATTATTATTAAGTAGATTAATAGTGTTTATAAGTATAGACTTATATCAAATACGATTAACAATTTGTATTTTACAAGTTGTCCAGTAATACTATTACTTGTCAAAGGATTAAATTTATATATTTATATAATATAAAGATAACATTATATTATATTTATAATATAGATTAGTATAATAATTTAAATATATAAAATGTCAGATAGAACATGTAATAAATGTAATACAATATTCCAATATCCTAGTTTATTGAAAAGGCATTTTAAATTATCATCTCGTTGTTCAATCTCAGATGAAGAAATAATAGCATTTTTTAATCCTAATAGAGGAAGTATTACATGTTATAAATGTAATAAGTGTTTTACTAGAAAAAGCTCATTAGCTAGACATCTAACAGAATCTAATTGCGTACCTAATTTAGTTACTAATACACAAGTTGTAAATATTGATAATAGTGTATTAAATCAAGTACATATAACTAATAATATAAATAATAATACTATAAATAATACAATAAATATTCAACATATAAATCCTTTTGGATTAGAAGATGTAAGAGCTATTCCTATAGAAGAAATGAAAACTATTTTAATTACAGGTCAAGAAGCAGGTTTTAAAATCATTAAAATTATTTATAATAAGATAGAAAATAAAAATTTTTATAAACCTAATATGAGTCGTCCAGAGATAGCATGTCTAAATACGGATTTTAATTTAACAATTTATAGATCTAAGGAATTTTGTGATGCTCTGTTTGATAGGTGTATAGCTTTCTTACATCATATGTTATATTTATGTAAGAATGAGTATTCTAAAAGTTCTATAAGAGCTATTTATGATAATATTGAATTTATTGAAACAACTATGAGAACAGAAATATATGATAAACAATTACAGAATATTATAGAATCAGAATTTAGAAATAATAATGTAGATAATAAAGATAGAATAATAAATTTTATAAAAGGTATAAAGAATAATAATGATAATAAAGAACAATCTATTTCTTTAATGAATAATATATTAACATTAGAACATGAATCTGCAAAAGAATATAGTATATCTATAACAGATGATGAACTAAATAGAGTTTTAGGAGATCCTAAACTTATATTAGGATTAAATAAAAGAGAATTTATAGAAGATTTTAAATATCATAGAATAGAAGATACAAGATTTTATAAATTTTGGAAAGATAGAATTAAGAATGAAACTACATATGTAAGTAAATCTAGAACAGCAACTATAGGGGATATGAAAATGATAACTGATAAAGCTATTAAAATAGATAAAATGTTAAATTTAATAAGAGTACGAGCAGATCATCTAACACCTAATGAATTAATTAATTTAGATGTAGAAGGATTTGAAATTATTGAAATAGAAGGTAATGATGTAGATAGTGAAGAAGTAGATGCTGCTAATCTTGAAGATTTAGAGGGATTTTAATAAATTTTTATATTGTATTATGTTTATTTTTAATGTTTTATATTTATATATATATATCACGGACTGACTAAGGCGAAACTTAACAATGGTATAAATTATATATTTCAAATGTATTTATAACAAGTAAAACACTATTAATATAAACTTGTTGAATTATAACAAGTGGTAAATTATAATTTATATTAGTATCTGTTGTCAAATTATTTATAACTGGACAATGGTATAATCATGTAATTTATAGTGTAAAAAGACTATATTTGCATGACTGTACCACCACTATTTTAGAGGGAGAGGTTATGAAAATTTAAAAAAATTTTTAAAAATATTAAAAATTTTTAAAAATATTATAAATTTTTAAAATTCCGAAAATCCCAAATCTCCAAAAATCCTTTAAGCCCCTAAAATTTACATATTAATAAAAATTGATTTAAAAATGTAATTAATAGTTTAATTATATATAAAATATAAAACATTCTGTAATAAAATGTCTCGTAAATCGCCATTAACTATTGACGATATATTAGGACCTAATATAGAGCCAAGTGAAGTTTCAAGTCCGAAACCAATCCAGACCTCAAATCCAAAACTAATTTCAAAAGGAAAATCAAAAGCAAAATCTATCTCTATCTCTATACCTAATACTGAATCTAGTAATGAAGCTAATACTGAATCTAATTCTAATCCTAATCCTAATCTAAATCCTAATACCAGTTCTCCTGTTCAGGAAACAAATATTGATTATATTTTGAATAATGGATTAGTTAAATTTGATAATAAGAATCAGTCGTCAATGTTTTTCGTATGTTATAAAGCTTTGAATGCCTTTTGTCTAGAAATGAAAACTAAATATAATGTTAATATACCTAAAGAATTTATTGATAAGCAAATAATAACTATTATACCTCCTATTATTAAGGAATATACTGGCAATTTAAAGAAGCGATGTAAGAAAGCTATTAATATTGAAACAATTTGTCTAGGACGTAAATTGGATGGTAAGCAATGTACTCGTAAGAAGCATATTGACTCCGATTTCTGTAAGAGTCATCTTATTAAATTATCTAATGGACGTATTGATCAAGATAATAATACTAAAATTTGTAATAAAAGGGGTCGTAAGCGTAAAGTAGAGTTTGACCCTAGACAATATGATAATGAATATATAACTTTATGGGAAGATATTATAAATGGTCAAAAAGTTTTGATTGATAGTAATAGTAATATTTATACATATGATTTAAAAGCACCTAGATATATTGGTAAGAAAACTGTTAATACTAAACTGGATCTATCAGTTCTGGAACCAATACCTGCTACTGCTACTGTTCCTTCTATTACTCCAGCTACTACTCCAGAACAAATTACCGAAACTGGAATCAATCTTATTCTGGAACAGCCTACTCTGGAACAGCCTACTCTGGAAGAGCCTATCCAAGAATTAACTACTCCAGAACCAAAACAGAAATCAAAATCTATAATTAAGAAAATTGAATTAAAAAATAAGAAAGTTATTAGTAAATTATAAAGCAACAAATATAAATATAGCAAATATGACAGAACCAGTTAGTGATATGAATATGAAAGATTTGAAAATGATAAAAATACCAGTTCCAAATATAAAATCTTTATTATCTATGACAGATGATATTGAAACAATAATATTAAAAAATGAAGAAATAATAACAAAATTATTAGAAAAAGATATATATGTATCTACATTATCTAAAACAGTTAAAGATGAATTAGATAAAATATTTATAGATGCTAGAAAACATATTCTAGAATCCTAACCATTATTTTTGCACTTTTTAAATTTTCTTTTTACATATCTAGAATAGTATATATATCCAGATTATAAAATAAATAATAATATATATAGACTATATAGAATATATCTAATATATATTACATATTCCATAAGTAATAATCCCATAAAAATGATTGATGAAAATCTAGTATTCATTATTTTAATAACAATATTTGCCGTATTCATTATAAAAAAACAGCCCTATTTTGTAGGAACTGTAAGTCTTATAGTCATTTTCTACTATTTATATAAAGGTCGCTTTACAAATCCAAAAGAATTTTTCTCATTTATTGTAAATAAAACTCAGGAGGCATTTGAACCATGTAGTAATATAGGAGGCTCTATGGCATATTGTGGCGAGGATACAACTACGAATAGTAATATGGCATTTTTACCTCAAATAATGCGCGCTGCGCCAGTAGGTAATAAAATAAATAATCAACCTTCAATTGTCCTTAAAATAGAAGATTATCAAGTCGATAGGCGGCTTAAGTTTGCGGGTGGTGTATTAACTATTGATGAATTAATTGCCGCGGTCCCACCATTAATAGATCATAAATTATTATTAGAAAAAATCATAAAATTTATTATAAATGTAAGTACAGATGATACTATACAAAAAGATTATCTGGCTAGAAAATGTTGTGGTATAATGACAAAAATATTCTATAATGCTTATAATGCTATTAGTGATAAGAAATATCCCATTAATACTTATAATGAATTATTGTATGCGCAACGCGAATTTGATGATAATTTGAATATTTTTATATTTCTAGCAATGAATGAAAGTGATACTAAAAAACTAGCCGAACTCCAGAAAGAGTTTAAAATAATAAATGATAAATTAAATGAATATGTAGTTGAATATGTGAATGATATAATGCCTAATGATTATGATATTACAACTAGTTTTTTACCACATAAAGACGAACCGGTAGGATTAAGCGCATTAGACAATTATGTAAATCTATAATTTAATAGTTGTTGTATTAGGAATAGTACTATTATATATAGTTGTATTAGGTTTTCTAGAATAATATAGTCTAGAATAATATACTAATACTACAATAATAGCAATTATTATAAGTAATGGTATTATTTTATATTTCCATGGTAGACCCCATAAATGAATTAATAATTCAAAACAACTAAAAATAAAATCAATTAACATTTTATTATTTAATATATTATTAGAGAATATAAAATTGAAAAAAATTATAGTATAAAAATATAGTATATAACCATATATATTATATCTAGAAACAATAATAAATAATATATCGTATCCAGATACAAATTAATAAATATATTAATATAAATAATATATAAAATGATTATCCCTGTCCGCTGTTATACTTGCGGCAAATGCTTATCAGATAAATATGAATATTATGAAAGTGAATTGCTTCGTAAAAAACTTGCCATGAATACTACTGAAGATCCATTGATAATTAATATAAATGCTGTTGATATTAAAAAGACAATTGCAGGTGAAATTATGGATGAACTCGGTTTAACCCGCATTTGTTGTAGAAAAATTATGATGACTAGTATTAATATTATTGATGAAATCTAAGTAATAGATATCACATTCCAGATACTACATTTTGTAATTGTATATTTTATATTTTTGAATTTTTAAATTTTCTTTTTTTATCATCTATATAGTTTTGCACCGAACCAAAAAAATCTGTTTGTGAGAGCCTTTAGCCTTTACGAAGGAACCAAGGTTCCCTCGAGCTCCCTCCTTTTCCGAAGTGTATTTGCGCGCGGGATTTTCTAAATCCTGCTTTTTGGCACGGCTTTTTTTTAAAAAGCTGTTTTGCGCGCGGGATTTCCTAAATCCTGCTCCCGAAGGGTATTTTTGGCGCGGCTTTTTTTTAAAAAGCTGCCTAGGAGAACATAATCCCGCACATACCACTTTTTATTCTCAAAATATTATAATTAATAGCATAAACATTTATATAGCCATCTAGAATATTTGGTGTAAAACTAAATTCTAATGTTGCATTATCTATTTTACTAAAGTTACAACTACCGCTAGGTTGTAGATTTTCAGGATCTAGAGCAAATGAATACATATAAATACAATAAACTGTTGTACCACAAGAATGATGACGATATGGCTGATAATAACGAAAAAATCCCGCCGGCATTGGTTCAAAACGATCATTACCATTAAATTTTATTTGTATTGTTGTAAATGGATCTATAGAGGTTTGAGAAGATGTACCGTAATTAGCCACATTTGCATAATTAGTATAATCATTATTATTAAATGCTACGCTACTTCTGTATGCCCAGAATAACTCTTTAACTGGATGATTAAAAAATATTGGAGAAGTAGTATTTAATACATATGGAGCTACTCTATATGATGGTGATTGTTGAAATTGTTCTATTAGGTATTCATATAGTTCCTGCTTGGCAAACTTGGTCCTTTCAAATACATCTAGAAAAATATAGTTACAAATTAGACCTGCCTTAGTAATCATCATAGTACCATCTGGTGAATCAACCCCTCTATTATTTTTAAACCAACACTGGTCAAATTGTTTAAATTGGACTACTATTTTAACATCCGTATATTGCATTGCAATTAGGGGCAGAGCTCTTTCTACAGTACGACAAAACCAAAAGGGAAGGGGAACAAGTATAGACTGAGCCCCCGTATATTTATTCATATTAGGATTAAATGTAGTACTTTTACTAATCATATTATATATTGAATCTTTTACTCCTAATTGAGTTGATAATTCCATCCAGATATCTAGCATATCACCAGTAATACGATCTATAGGTTCCCCACCCAATTGTAATTCAACCCACTCAATCATAAAATTGCCAACACCATTAGTCCAACTAACATTAGGTTTTAGTGCTGGTAAATATATTTCAAGGAGAATATCACTAAGTAAATCCCCTTTTTTATCTATAATACAAGTTACACGCTTACCAAAATCTGGTGATTCGGTGAAAATTTGTTTAATGGGTTCTATTGAAAAATTAGTACATCTTTTATAAACTGATTTGAAAAATGAAAATTGGGGATTACCTATAAGATAGGTATCTTGTTTTCCACGAGCAATTAATTCTATTAAAGTACCGGCACCCATTTGTAATTATATATTTACTATATATACTTATAATATACTTATAATATAGTTATTTTTTCTTTATGTATTCTAGCCATGTGTATTTTATTAATTATTAATTATTACATATTAATTATTGAATATTAATTATTGAATATTTATTATTCTATAAATTAAATCTAAATATTATATAACAAGTATTTTATAATAAATAATATTCATAAAATAAAATGAATAATCAAAATCCATTGGGATTCCTTGATTTAAATTCATCATCATATGATATATCTGATTTTGTAAAATCTGGTGATGAAATCTTAATATGTTCTGATTTTGAAGGTGTATTGCCAAAAAAACAATTAGAAAATTTTATAAGTATTTTTGATAAAGTAAAAGGTGATTTTGTAGATAAAGTAGAAGGTGATTTTAAAGCAAAAAAAATTATATATTTAGGTGATATTTTTGATAATACTGCTTGTGTTTTTAGTAATAATAATTATTGTGCTCTTAAAACTCTTAAATATCTTGTTGATAATCCTGAAAGAAGTAGATATGTTGTTGGAAATCGCGATATTAATAAAATTAAACTTGTTCCTCTTTTACAATTACAAAAAGGACGTAAATGGTGGATTAATAGGACTGAAGAGAGTGGTCCAGAACTAAGTTATGATTTAAATACTAATTATATTGAAATTATATCTAATCTTCTAATACAAAATTTTGGATTATCAAATCCTAATGATCTCCAATTTGTTAAAAAAATTTGGAATGTTAAAACTATGTCAAATTACAAGCCATTTTGGAGTTCTAAATTAAAAGCTGAAATAGACAAATGGTTTTATAATGGTGAAAATATACAACCTATGCATACTTTACATGATAGGTTCAATAGAATTTTTGGTTTAGATACTAATACTGGTACAATGTCCGCAGATAATACATTAACAGGAATACCAAATGAGTTATTTGGTGATTCTATTACAAAAATAATAAATGACATAAAGAAAAAAATACAGGAAGAAATTTTAAAAGGTCTAGATAAAGCAATTGAACTTGAAATTTCAAATAGATATGAAGAAACACTTAAAAATAATGAAAATATAAAAATTAAACATAAAGATGCAAAAGAAAAAGATAAGCTCATAAAAACAGAAATAGAATCTGAAAAAAATAGGGTATTAGATTTGATTGAAGATGTAAATCAAAAAAAAAAATTAAAACAATTAATATTATTAACAGATGAAGAAATTAGATCTGCAATAGTATTTACTGTTTTTATGCGAATGTTAGATGAAGATTTATATAAATTATATGAAGCAAAAAGACAAATTGACAGGCCATTTTCTGTACATAATTTAGGAGATATAGAAGGGTATTTATGGAAATATTTAACATCAGCTCCTACAGCATTGTATGCAAAAAAAGGAAATGATTTATTATTATTTTCACACGGAGGTATTACAAATGAATTTGTACAAATTAATAATAAAAATATAGGATTTAAAATATTAAGTGAGATAATTTGGAATGCTGTATTAAGTAATAATAATAATCAGGTAAGAACTTCACCAAAACTTACAGAAGCGGAACAACACGGAAATAAAAAAGATATTATTGGTAATATAGATTCATATAATGAGACATATTTTAAAATTGTAAAAGAATGTTTTGAAAAATTTAAAAAAACAAAAATAACATCAGGAAATAATAATATGTACGTTGAAGAAGAGATTAATAGTGATTTAATGATATTATTATCTATATCAGCTCCAGCAGAAAATAATCCTGTAATTTATGAAAGTGGTTATGAGACCAGTAATTTTTCACCAATACAACCAAGATTACCGGATGATTCTGTATTAACAAGTGAAGATAATAATACACAAAAAATATTTAATTTTTGCGGACATGCATCTTCTGGAAATGGATATGGTTTAAAAAAAATAAGAGAAAATATGTTTTTTATTAATACAGATTTAGTAGCAACTTTATTTAAAGCTGCAATATGTGATAAAACAACTTATGATAGTAATTATTTATGGTTAACTATTAAATATAATGGTAATGATACAAATGATTTTAATATTCATATTAAAGGTGTTAATACATTAAATACAGGAAAATTTATTGTAAAAATAGATAGTGTCACAACTAATAATACTGTAGACACAATATTAAGTAAACAAGATAAAAAATATACAGTAGTTTTAATTGATGGTAAATATGTAGATATTGATAAAACTACAACACCATCTATAAAATTAGAACTTGATTATGAAGGTAAATTAAATAATAGTTTTTTTAAAAATAAAGATAAATATAGGGGAAGAGAAAATATAGTATATAACGGTGAGGTTACATATGATGGTAAAAAATATGATTTATATTCATATTTAAAAATTGTAGCACCAAATACTAAAAATATATTAATGTTAGATTCACTAGAATTTAGTCCTGGTGAAGAACATTTTGGTGGTTATCATAAAAGAGCTTCAAATAAGAAATCTATTAAGAAAAACAGGAAAAATAAAACAAAAGGCAAATTAATTAAAAAGAATTCTACAAGAAATTATAAATTAAAAAGTAAAAAACATTAAATTATAAATATACAAATATACAATTATATATAACTAACAAATACTTATAAATATTTATTATTCATATTATTTATTATCTTTTAATTATTTTTATATTCTATATATCCTATATATTCTATATATCCAGATATCTATATAAAGATTTAGTAATATATTACTTATTATATTACTTATTACTTATTATATTTAATGTAAGTATTTAGTATCATTAGTATCATTATTAGTATCATCATCAAAAATATAACTATGCTAGAACCAGATATAGTATTAAATGAAACAAAAACATTAATAGCTACAAATAAAATATCTTGGTTAGAAAAATATAGGCCACAGTCTTTATCAGATTACTATATATCTAAAATACAATTAGATATAGTTAAAACATGGATAAAGGAATTTAGAAGTGCTACCGAAGATGCTAAACCTTTTTTAATCCTTTATGGAACTGCCGGTATTGGTAAAACAACTCTAGCGCATCTAATATTTAAGTATTATAATTATGAAATTATAGAATGTAATGCTAGTGATACTAGAACTAAAAAAAGTATTAGAGAAACAATAGGTCAAATAAGTAAAGTATCAGTTTGTACCGATGATAAGAATAAATTTAAGCAAACTGCGATTATTATGGATGAAATAGATGGTCTAGCAGGCGGTGAAATAAGTTCCGTACAGGAATTAATTGACATAGTTACAAAAGATAAGGATTCAAAAACCGATGTCTATTTATGTCCAGTTATATGTACTACAAATAGTATTAAGGATAAAAAATTGCAACCCTTAATAAAACAAGGAATAGTTTTAAATATAAATAGACCATCTGATCCTGATTGTATTAAATTAATAAATAAAATATCAAAACAAGAAAACTTTACTGTTCCAGAACATATTAAGAAAGATATTATAGTTAAAGCATACGGTGACTATAGGCAAATTATTATGTTATTATTTTCTTATTATCATAGTTTATATGTAAATGTTCCAGATACATCCATCGTTCCATCTCAAAATCCACCCCTCAATCCATCCACCAATCAACCCCTCAATCCATCTCAAAATCCACCAACCAATCCATCCCTACTATCAACTACATATCCAACTACCATATCAATATATGAAGAGGAAAATGAGCATTTTGAGGTTATTAAGAAAATATCAACAGAATGTGAAACGCCTCTGGATAAGCTTAATTATTTTCTGACTCATAAAAATCGTTTAGAAGATATATGTTATATGTGTTCTGATGATTCCAATCTTTACTTTATGAATTTTTATATAAATGTAATACCTATTATTGTAGCATTACAAACAAAAAATAATATAAATACAGTAAATACTAAAGAAAATTTGCTATCATATTATAAATTATTGAAAACTATATATGATTTATTAAAAGATGCCGATTTGCTTAATAATTCAATATTTATTGATAAGAATTGGGAATTATTAGAATATTTTGATGCGCTAGGTATTGCGTTTCCATTAAAGATATTAAATGATAGAAATCTAATATGTAAGATACCGGTATTTCAATTAGCGCATCATAGTCAATATAATTTTATGCGCCAAGAACAGGCAATGAACAAGAAAAAAATTAATGTAGATTATATATTAACTCATGAAACTGATATAACTAATATTTACTATAGTATAAAATTATTTAAATATAAAAATAGTGAAAAAATAAAGGCAAGTGAATCCAGATCCAAGAAGAAAAAATCAACATCAACAAATGAAGAAAATAAATATCATATAGATAAAACTTATAGTAAATTAGTAGATAAAATAGATGAATTGTTATCATAATATATCTATTCAAAATCATCAATATTGAAATCTGGCATTTCTTCTATTTTAAATTCGCATTTTTCTTTTGATTGTTTAGGCACTTGTATTCCTAAATCTTCTTCGGCCTCTTCTTGTAATAATTCGGCCTTTAATTCTTTTAAATTTACACCTTGTAATTCAGGATAATAAACATTTTTTACAGAATTATCTTTAACTTTAAAAGAAAGTTTTTGTGTTTTAGATGGATTTCTCTTAACTTTTCTAATATTTTGTACAATAGATTGAGTAGTAGGTTGTATAGCCTGTGTAGTTTGTTGTACTGATTGTTCATTCATTTTTTCACTGCTCACATCTGTAGCAACAACCATAGTTTTTTTTAATTTCTTAAATATATTTGGATTATGTGCTCTTAGAATTGTAATATTTTCCTTCATTTTTTCAGATAACTTTTTACTAATATAGAGTATTCTAGAACCAAATTTCTTTTCGATAATGTCATCTTTTTTTAAACCACCTGCGGTTCTAATAGCAATTCCTTTAAATACTTCTTCGCGTGTTCCAACTTTTTTAATTTTTGTAGATGTATCCATTTTTTCCTCTATATACTGTCTATTAGAAATATAAGATAAAAAACATAAAAAAGAATGAACGCATAAATATAAGATTCATATCTAATCATATATCTAATCATATATCTAATCATATATCTAATCATATATCTATTCATATATCTAATCATCTTCATTCAATAATTCTTCAGCCATATCAATTTTGCTCTTAGCTTTTTCGATTTTAGATTTACCTTTAATAGATTTTTCATTTACAATTCTTAGATTCCACTTTTCGGTAATAACATTTGTACGACTAATAGATTCCATTATTTTTTCAAATACTTCCTCTTCTTCTTTTAATTCATTATAAATTGCTTCTGTAACTGTTTGTTTACTAAATCCTTTATTACTGTAAGTTACTTTGGTTTCGAGTTTTTTACCTTTATAACTGCCTCCCAAATTTACATTCCGTATTTGATTAGCACGTAAATATTCACCTAAAGAATCAGATAATTGCTTTTTCTTTTTATTACGTATCTTAATTGCTTCTAGCAATGCTTTAACTTCTTCATCAATCTGTAAATATTGATGTAATGCAACATTAAATACTTCAATATTTTCACTATCAACAATCGATACAACCGATGCAACTGCTGTATTTACTGCATTACTACCTTGTTCTTTATCTGTCATTTCTTCGTCTTCTTCCTCGTCTTCGTCTTCGTCTTCGTCTTCGTCTTCTGAATTACTATCACTATGTTCAGTCTCTTCGGTATCTTCAGTCTCTACAGCGACCTCTTCAGTTTCCTCAATATCCTGAGTAGTAGCCTCAATAATATTATCAATTTGAGCTTCAATAGGATCCATATTGTACCTTTTATTATAAAATTGATTTATTTTTATATTATTATATTTATTATTATTATTATAATTATTATTATATTAATTATTATAATTTAATTTATATAAAAATATAGTATAAATGCCGAAACAATATAATAAACTTGATATAAATTCATTAAAAGGTGAATTATTAATTAATATTAGAGAAAAATATGTAAAAGAAATATCAAAACTGCTTCTAGAAAGAAATGTTATACCAATAGAATATTTAAATGAACAAATTAGACTAAACAATTTGCGACATGTACCAATTTCAGTAACTCAATTAAATCCATATCCTATAATAGATGATGATGCTAGAATGAAATTTATAATAAATATGATAAGTAAAGCTTGTACAAAAGGTACATCTAGACTTATTACAGAATTATGTAATAAATAATATAAACAATAAACAATAAACAATAAACAATAAACAATAATAATAATATTAACAATATAAACAATTAATTTCATATATTATATATCAAATATCAAAAACGTATCTAGCTAGATATAAAAATGAATAAAGAGGATAAAGAAAGGTTTGCTCGTTATAGGAAAGGTTATATAGCTCCTGAAAATGAAGATGAAAATCCTCTTGAAATATTAGATAAAAAAAAGAAAACACAAATGGGCTTTATAGATAATATAGAAGTAAAAGTAAATAATTTAGTTAAAGATATTATAGATACTAAAGCTATTAGTAAAAAAACCTAAAAACTATCATCATTATTTTGCTCTTTTTTACCACCACAACATAAGAATTTAAAGCATGATTTATTATTAGAATTCAAAATTTGTCTACTATTAATTTTATATTTTCCTTTTTGTAATGCTATAAACATATCAATTGTTAGAGAAATTGAATCAATAGCTTTAATTAACATAACCTTTTTTTCCTTAGATAATTCAATAATGAATTCTAAACGTTCCTTTACAAATTTATCAATTGCTTGTAATACTAGGGTTTTTTTCTCATTGCCAGTAAGGTAACCATATTTATCAACAAGAATCATTAATATATCTGTAATTGTTGCCATATTTACAAATAATTTATCGGCAGTATATTGTTTTTTAAGAACTATAGTTGTAATTTTATCAGTAAGAGAATGTATAATTTGCCCTGATTTGGCAAATATAATATCATCCACATCATGATATTCATCATTAAAAGCCTTTTTAACATTAATATTAGTTTTTGTTTTAGTGCAAATAATTATTAGTTCTATAAGATTATCAATTGTTAATAAAAATAGGGCTTGATCGTATTCTGATAATTGTAAATCTACCATAACAATACGATTTAATACTTTGGTAACAATGTCCTTTTTATTATCAACATTTTTGGTTTCCTTACTATTTTCAATTATTTCCATACATTTTATAATTACTATTATATAATTAAATCTATCTACATTCATATATCTTATAAAGTCTTGTAATTTATTATATAAGAAATCTACTTCATCTAGGTCATGACTTTTAGATTTACTTTTATTATTTTTAGAGGTTCTAATATGTTTTAGAGGTGATTGTGGTGTATTAACAATACTAAACTTTTTTGCAGTTTTTGTATAACTAAAATCAGAACCGGAATTAATAGAGCTCATATTTGCGGAATTAGTAGATTTATTATTAGAAAATGATTTGATTTCATTTAAATTTGCACTAGTAAATGTAACAATAGGGCTTGTTATTATATCTGGAGATGGTATAGGCAGATTATTTATAGATGGTAATTTAATAGGTGGCAATTCAATAGGTGGCATGTCAATAGGTGGTAATTCAATAGGTGGCAATTCAATAGGTGGCAATTCAATAGGTGGTAATTCAATAGGTGGCAATTCAATAGGTGGTAATTCAATAGGTGGCAATTCAATAGATGGCATTTCAATAGGTGGCATGTCAATAGGTGGTAATTCAATAGGTGGCAATTCAATAGGTGGCAATTCAATAGGTGGCAATTCAATAGGTGGATCTATTAATTTAGATATATGTATATGATTTTCTACTGTTTCAATTGTAATATCCATATCCATTTTTTCTTTAACTTCGTCAATAATAGGATTATCTATTTCAGTATATTTTTGTATAATATAGTCAATAGGAGTTTCATCCATTTTATTATTAGTACTACTATTACTACTAATATTAACACTAATATTACTAATATCGGATATTTTTATATCAGAAATATCTTTACTAGATTTAGAATTAGTACTATTGGATTTAGTATCTGGTAATTCATCGTTGTCTTGCCATAATGAAATAGTATTATTTATATAGTCAATAATAGATTTATTTTTTTCTTCACTATCCAATGTTTTATTATTTTCACTATTATTAATATTTTCAACTGTTATTACATCTATCACAGGTTCTACTACAACTTCAACAACAGGTTCTACAACTTCCGCAATAGGTTCTACTACTTCAACAACAGATTCCACTACTTCCGGAACAGATTCCACTACTACTTCCGGAACAGGTTCCACTACTTCAATAACAGGTTCTACTACTACTTCCGGAATAGGTTCTACTACTTCCGGAATAGATTCTACAACTTCAACAACAGGTTCTATTATTTCATCCATAATATTGTAATATATCCTAATATATTGTAATATAAAATAAAAAGTAAAAATAAAAAGTAAAAATAAAAAGTAAAAATAAAAAGTAAAAATAATAATAAATAATAAATAATAAATAATAAATAATAAATAATAAATATGTAAATTTATAATTTAGGAGCACTCATTTCATTATTCTGCATAAATAATCGCCAGAATATCTTATTTTCAGGTTGTCTAAATAAGTATTCTAGAACCATACCATGAGTCATTGGAGTTTTAGTTTCCAGATATTGCTTATGTAAATCGCCACACAAAGGTTTCATTGAAAATGGAATTTCGTGTTTTGGTGTAATTCTCTTTACAAATGTATTATGATACATCGTAGATAAATTAAAACCATAGTTGCGCACAATTGTAAAAAACCATCTGAATAATCGCTCATAAATCATATATCCAGGAGCATTCATATTCTTAACTATATCAAATTCACTAAGAAATCTTTCAATCTTCTTATCTTTAACTAAACGCCAATATAAATTGAACAAATTCTTAGTATTAGATTGATCCACTGTAATGGGTTTATTACCTTTTAAATCTTTCAATTCCTTATAAGTAGGATTGTTAATTTTAGTTCTATCACCATTTAAACCATAAATAATATAACCCTGGAATTCCTTAGGTTTTTCTAAAACAACCTTTTCCAGTTGTTCGATACTCATTTTATCAAGAATATCATATTTGTATTCCACCACAGCAGAATTTTCATCATTTTCATGTTTAACTCTTTTTTCAAATTTCTTAATTATTTCTGGAAGCTGTAAATTAACTCCATATGATTGAACATGTTTCTTAAAATTAGTAACTTGGATCTGAATAATCATATCTTTACCTAATTCCTGAAATTTATCTAGAATAGGTGTTTCAATTTCATCTACATATGCAATACTGGTAATAGCTTCGTATTGACATTGCGATAATAATTCATCCTTAAATCGATATACCGCACAAAGAGTATTGACATTGCGAGACTTTGGAGATATAACACTATTTTCAGGATGCTCAATATTAAATACCAGCACTTTATCAGCAATTACAGATTCGGGAATATTTGCCAGATTCGTTTTAGCAATATCATTATTCTCCGAAAACATTTCATAAAATGACTTATAACTTCCAAAATGCCCTGTACCTACGACCTTCCGAGTAGAATACATAAATTGCTGATTAAATTGTATTTCAATATTTTTATTTATTGTATCATTCATTGTATCATTAATGGTAGTACTAGCAGCCTTGGTCGCTTCTTCTTCGTCATCCTCATCATCTTCTTTCATTATAGTAGTAATATTATATTTTCCTAAACTAGGATTATAAGTCATCATAGTTCCCTCAGGAAATTTATAAACACGAAATTTCGCAATTCCATCGCTATTTTCATTAGTATCTACATTAGTTTTATCAATATCATAAGTTTTACAGAATTCATCTAATTTAACAGCCTTAGGAATACCTAATGAAATAATTCTCATAAAACGTGTATCTAGCAACATATGACGGCATAGCATCGTAATAGGATCAGTAGATTTATAACCTTTAGCATTTTTAGCATAATATAATAAGGCAATATGATCATTTACCATACGGCGCTTAACACCATAATTATAATAAAGCTTAAAGAGGAAATAATCGGTAAATGATTGTACTGGTTTTGCTTCTTTAATAGCTTCTGTGACTTCTGATGATACTGAAGGAGTTTCTTGAGTGGTTATGTCGATAGTTTCCGGATTAGCAATAATAGATAGATCGATTACATTTGTCACAGTATCAATTGGAGTATCAACTAATTCTACGGTAATTTTATTTAAATTTTTATGTTCAATATAAATATTACCCATAAATTCATAAAATTTGCCAACTAATCCATTAATATATGTAAATTGATGTGATTCAGCAATAGTAGAAGCCATTTTAAAATCTAGACTGGAACAGATGCTAGAAAGAATGTGAAAATATATTTATCTATATATAAATACAAGTTATCATATAATAAATGTATTAGTATGTGTTTATATTTCAATTTTTTATATTTTAATTATGGGGTATAAGTAAATTTTTATGTTGTTCTACAAATAAAAGAATAATATTGTTATAATTACAGTATAATAAATACATTCTGTAGTAGTGAAATCACTAAAAAATGTTCTTAACATATCATATCCTTTTACACTACATTTAGAATTTTCAGAATCCTCCAAATTTATTACTAACCTATTTACAATAAATAATTCAAAAAACAATGCTCCTACAAAAACAAGAACATAGCTAGAACCTATAAGAGGAAGAGTAGATAAGAATTTATTAGCTGGTACAAATATATTAACTAATCCAACTATCATTAGCAATGAACTGATAATTTTCCCATTAGTAATTCGCCATCCAGTAGATAATGGGCAATTTTTCTTTTCCTCAATAGAATTTATAAATTGAGAAAAGTAAATATTTATTATTGTAAATATTAAACTATAGATAATACGGACTATTGTCCAGAATGAAAACATGTTTTTATTATATTACAATAGATATATATTATTATCAATGAAAAAATAAATATAAAAAAATAAATATAAAAAAATTAAAAATACAATTACAAATACACAAATACACAAATACACAAAATAACAAATACCATTCTAGCTAATCATTTTTAATTCATTTATAAATTGAGGTGTCCCTTCCAATTCATTTTGTATTTTATTTAGCATTTTTACAATTTCCATACATCCCGGTTTCAATACATCATTCAATAATTCCTCCTGATTTTCAGTTTCACCCTGTACGGCAAATATAATATGCTTTTCCAAGGGATGAGGCCGCTTATATCCAATATATTTTAATTTTCGCTTTTCCTTTGGTAAATTATAATCAGCATATAATAAGCACAAATGCGATTGAATTATATTGCCTAATGTATCATCTTCATCTTGAACAATTATTTCATATCCTCCATTAAGATTAGTAGATGCCTTAATAGTTATTACTTTTTCATTTTTCATTATTAAATTACTAACAAATGTTGCAATTTTATCCTTAAGAATATCAATAGCGCGATGAAATATGATTAATGAAGGAATGGCTCCAACAGTCTCAATTTTAAATGTAAATACATTAGCTTCCTCTTTATCATTAGTATAGAAAAATCGGGCCATTTCTGTCAAGTCAAAACGTCGAGAAAGTTGTTCTGGAGTCATAGGAATTACATTTTTCAACTTAGCAATTTCATTTTCCTTATTAATATATTCCTTTCTGGCAAAAGTTGCCTTTTCAGGATCAATTGTATTAATATAGCAAGCACATGATACTGGACTATAATGACCATTTTCAGCTCCATTACTAATACTGGCCTTGCCTTCAATATGGAATCGCATAATATCTTCACCAGTATTTAATTTATTGAAGTCTTTATTCATTTCATCAACAACTTCTCGAGATACCTTTTTAGATGGAACGAAAAACTTGGGTCTCAATTTATTAAGAATCAAATAATCTCCAGTAATAGGATCAGGAGGGAAGAATTTTTTAACTTCCTCTTTGGAAAGCATTTTATTAGTAGATACTTGTTTAATCTGGAAATGTTCAGTTGTAATAGTAATTATGGAATTAGTATTATTTTCAACATCAATAATAAATAAATAATCATCAATATTAAATGAGTCCGGTTTAGTAACATGAATAGGAACCATAGCCGTACGATGTAAAGCAAATTGATTATGAAGAGGTGTATCATTAGTTTTTACTTCAATATCGCAAGCCGTGTAAGGCTCCGTACGAAATCCAACAGTATTAACTCGGGAAATCATAAGCCGTCTAATGGCATTACATGTTGAAAAATGTACATTTGCTAGTTCAAATTCAACATATGTATTACGCTTATCCCAAGCTTTGGCATAGGGGTAACGAATATTGGTTAAGTGTGAATGTTGATATTTTTTTTTAGTACTTGGTTGTTCCGACATGATTAATCTACTATTCTACTATTCTAATATTCTAGTATTAATGATTCTTCTAGATAATTCTTCTAGATAATATTGATATATTATAAGTTATTATTATTTATTTCTATATATTTAACTTTTATATTTCAATTTTATAATTAGTATAATTTATGTGTATAATTTTTACAATTTGATTCTTATAAGAATAATAAAGTATAATAAAGAAAGGGTAAAATCTATCTAAAAAATATAATTATATTACATATACATATTCCATATACATAATTCCATATACATAATTCCAAAATGTCACAACCTCAACAAAAACATTATTTATTCGTTAGTAATCATTGTCAGCATTCAAAACGATTGCTTACTCAATTACAAAAAACTGCTCTAATGGGTGATATTAATGTTGTAAATATAGATGATCCTCGTGTTAAATTACCTGACTTTGTTCAATGTGTACCAACTCTATATATACCAAGTAAAAGACAAGTTTTAACAGATAGTCATTTGTTTCAATGGTTTGAAGAATCATTAAAGGAAGAAACGTCTAGTAAAAGTAAAGTAAATATTGCCGATATTACAGGCGATGCTAGTATATTACCTTTTCAAATGAGTGAAATGGGTAATGGTCTTGCTGGAGCGATGTATTCCTTTATTGAAGAAGATAAAAATGATTTAATGAATCAAAATTATTCATTTCTTCAAGATAGAGATATTAATAAAATGCCGGAATTTACAAGGTCTGACGCGGCGCCCAGTGGCGGAGGAGGTGGCAGCAAAGCAGCCCCTGCCAATAAAAAAACAGGTGGAAATACAGATAATGCTTACGAACAAATGATGAAAGCGCGAGGATCAGATATGCAACAAAAGGGAGCTCCTCAAACACCTAATTTTAGTTCTCCCTACTAAAGCAGGATTTGAAAATCCCGTGCGCAAACTCTAGAGAGCGGCTTTAGCATCTCAATGCAGCTTTTATAAAAAGCAGTGCAAAACTGTAGAGAGGAGCAAGCCTATCAGTATTTAACACATTTGTTATTTAATATATAGTTTATATTCAGTATATTTGTTGAATAATCTAATAATAATCTAATAATAATCTAATAATAATCTAATAATAATCTAATAATAATCTAATAATAATCTAATAATAATCTAATAATAATCTAATAATAATCTAATAATAATCTAATAA